AAAAGTTTTAAAGTCAATACCAATAATCTCTTGTAGAGTTTTATATGTATTAGTTGCTGTATGTGAACTAATATCTTCTCCATTTTCTAGTAGTTTCAGTTTTATACTAGATTTTCTATCAATGACGACTTCATATCTTTTGTCGTCTTTTGTAAATTCTAGTTGAATATTGTAACCAGAGTTTACATATCTATTTGGTATATCTGCTTTCTTAATACCTTTTGAGTTTTTGTTATATAACGCCTCTTCGATAATTAACGGTATGGACGATTTGCCCATACCGTTAGTACCAACAAGCTGAGTTACAGTATTACTACTAAGATCCAACTCATTATCTGCGCCATAGCTAAAACAATTACTCCATCTCAATCTTTGTAGCGTAATCATTAAATATTCCTACTATTTTAGGTATTCTAGTCTCTGGTATCTCTAGAATATATGTTAAATACTCTATTAGCTCTTCTTGAATAGTCATCTCTTTAGTCATAAGAAGCGTAGCTTCACTACTACGTTTTACTACTTTCTTATCTAATAGTTCACTATTCTTTACATTTGCCAACTCTTGTATATCACCTTCTATCTCATAAATTGTATGATGGTAGTCTGTAGGAACCATTTCTTCTGTACTTGCTACGGTTTTCCGTATAAGTTGTGGCAGTTCAAACGCATCCCACATCCATGACCAATCAGATGGATTTATAAAAAGGTAGCCTGTCTTGACCTCATTTCTGTGAAACGAAGTTGTCATAGGACTACCAGGGTATACAATATTTCTTTGAGTATTGCTATGTGCATGTAGATCTCCTGCGAATACTACAGGAAAATCTTCAAACCGATCAAGGTTTACCTCTGGTTTTACATGCGGAGGTATTTCTCCTCGAACGTGAGTAAAGAGAGGTTTTTTTGTATCAAACTTCTCAATACTCTCTTTTCGATGTAGATCTGCGTAAGGTAATATTCCATACCCTAACCCAGGGTCTATATAAGAAATATCTACAACATGCACCAGAGGATTGATATCCCTTGAAACTTGTTTTAGCTGAGAGAAGAATGTTTTATTCTTCTTTGTAGCTTCATGATTTCCGTCATAAATAATAGTTGGAATACTTACTTCTCTAATAAAAGAGAAGTATAACTCCAACTCCTCCATGTTTGGCAGACGATCAAAGAGGTCACCTCCAATGATATGAGAGGTACACTGTTTTTCGAGAGAGTGAACCTGCTCAAAAAATAATTTATATCTATTGAGTGCCCACTCTCTTGGTACATTCTTTTGACCTAGCTTTATATGCCAGTCTGCCGTAAATAGGATCATGATACGTTGAATTCATCTTCTAAAGTTTCGTCGATATCGCCTGCAGCATCTTCTCGAATCTCATCAAGAAGTGCTTTTTGTGCATCTGGAGTAGGACGAGGCATTACGTCATCCATAGACTTCAGATCAGCAATTGCTTCCATCTCAGCTTCTCCGAGAGGTCGTTGCTTGCACTTGAGTACTTGTAACTGATACTCTACATTGTAAGGAAGAGGGCCAGTCTTTACTCGCTTGAACTTTACATCCCAGCCGTTTTCGGGATCAGTCGGATCTCCAAGATCCTCTGCCGCAGTTAAGATAGCTTCAAAGAGCTTCTTTTTGAGGTTAATGATTTTTACTTCACCACCATCAAGACACTGCATTGCGTAGCTCCAGCCACACTTGAGATCGGGATAGTACTCACGAACCCAGTCTTTCTCAAGGTTGTTGAATCTTTCTTCATTTCTGTCGAATGATAAACACTCGAAAGGAATATTCTTGCCGTTCTTACCTTCTAGCCAGTATACGTACCGTGCAAGTACATCGCCTACAAGACGGACTTCATTATCTCCGTCACGATATGAGTAAGAAGTGATTGATGACTTTTTAGCGCCACCTACTGATTTATTAAATGATAATGCCATTAGTGTATATTCTCCTTAGTAACTTCTTCGTACAAAAAATATATTTGATTATTCTTTGTCGTAAGTAGTCTGTTTTCTTTAAATAATTCTGGAGCTACAGTACAAAGTATTGAGTCCAGTGTTGTTTTCCCAGTTGCTAAATAGTCCGAACGTGGACGCAGCGAAGCTAAAGCAAGATACTGGGCTATCTCACTATAGTCATATTTATACGCATTATATAATAGGATATCAGGGTGAGCCAGAAAAGACTCTCCAGAGAAATTTATGTGGGCATACTTAAATATTTTATCATACTTATTGTATGGTACTGAAGCGGTTGCCATCATTCTAAAGATTAAAAAGACAGCAAAAGCATTACCTTCGGCTGTCTTATAAATTTTATTCCAATTATATAACAACATATTATACACTCATTTGAAGTAAATGTCAAGAAGTATTTTTCTATGTTCAGAGCTGTTTTATCTGATAACCTTGTTTCATGTAATACCCCATTCTGTTTGACGCCTGTCTTTGGGCTGTTTTGCCTTTTAGATGTATATCAATAATTATCGGATCTCTTTTATCATCGTGTTTACGAACAACCCTGCCGATGAGCTGCGTAAGAAGTGGTTCATTATTGATAGGGGTAGCAAGAATAAGACAGCTAAGCGTATTAACAGATATACCTTCCGAAAATATAGCTTGAGTGCCATATAGTATTTCTTTATCTCCATATAATATTTCATCTACAAGTTTTTCCCTGTCCTCATGTGCAACTTCACCCGTAACACATATAGATTTCTCACCAGTCAGTTCGGCGCAGCTTTTCAAGAAATGTACGCGATCTGACACCACGAGCACCTTGTGACCCCGAGCCGCATACGCAGATGCTATCATGGCTACAGAGTGACGATACTCATCATTATTTACAAGAGCATTGACTCTTTTTGCCCAAGGTATGTTTGATCCATCCGGAAACCGTACTTCTGACCTGTAAATATGTATACTTGGCGTGAGAAAGTTTTCTTTCGGTGGTTTATAAACATTCGGGCTGAAGTAGTCACGGAAGACGACGTGTTTTCCATCTTTGCGCTCGATTGTACCAGATAACCCGATTTTATAGCGAGCATGACTGGTATCAATAATTTTACCAAATGTGGGTGAGGATACATGGTGCATTTCATCTAAAATAATCGTCCCGAACTCTTTCCTGATTTTGTCAATGTTACGATACAGAGTTTGAGTGTTACCAATAACCACAGGGCTGCTGGTGTCAAACCTACCACTACCAATAATACCTGGAGTAAATCCATAAACTTTTTCAACCTCTTTTGCCCACTGATTTCTCAGAGGCACCGTGTGTGTTACAACAAGTGTCTTTTGCCCGAGCTTTCCCGCCAATGCGAGCCCGGTAAATGTTTTTCCCCAACTGACCCATGCGTTGATGATTGCATTGTCATCGAGGGTATCATATACTTCTTGCTGACTTGGTCTAAGCTGAAAACTAAACTTAGGAAAATCAGCAGGTATATAAAGTCTTTTTTCAACAATTTCATAATCCTTGGGTATAAGATCTATACGTCCGATTGGTATTGATACCAGATTTTCGCGCACCCGTTGCAGATTCTTAATAATCTGTGGAGGATCATTAGGATTTTGCGGAGGCACTTTGTAGGTAAGTTCATCAGATAGAACTTTTCTATATTCTGGACTGCACTCCATATAGATTCTATTACTAAGTACAGCTTTCATTACAGACCTAGCTGTTCTTTTGCTATAATATACTCTTTCACAAAATTACTTCTTACAATATCGTTTATCTCAAAATCAATTATGTCAAAACATTCCATTGCTTTTAATATCCTAATAAAGTCTCGTAATCCGTTTTTTTGTAAATCTGCTTGGCGAAAGTCGCCACAAAAAATAATTCTACATTCTTGTCCTACTCGAGTTATTATAGAATCTAACTCATGAAAAGACATATTCTGACACTCATCAATAATTATTGTAGCATTTCTTAAAGTAACGCCACGAATAAAAGATGTTGTCATAAAATGAACTAATCCTTTAGTTTTTAATATTTGATATGCATCTCCTCTTTGAAACAACTCAATACAAATATCTTTGTAAGGTTCTTCATAAACGGAGGCTTTTTCTTTTTCATTTCCTGGAAGAAAGCCTATATCTCTCGTAGGAACTGCACTACGAATAAGAACTAGCTTTTCGTAGGATCCTTTAATCATATCATCAAAGGCAAGGTAACAAGATATAAATGTTTTTCCTGTACCAGCTACTCCATGTAGAACCATATTTTTATCGCTTTCAAAAGCGACTAACTGATTCTTTGTTAGTGGCTCAATTTCTTGCAGATCTAAATTTGCACCTGCCAGTGTTTTTGATCGTCTGCCCATAATATTTATACTTTTCTTCGAGTGTCCTTTAAAACCTTTTCGGAATACTCGTATAAAACCCACGGTAAATTACCGTAGTGTAAAACTCCTGCATATTTCATTTCTACCGCAGGAGGCCTGGGTACAACAAAAGTATTTTTTACCCCATGTAGTTTTAGAAGGGAGGCAGTATCTTTTTGTTGTACTGATTGAATTCTATAGTATCGTAACTT